ATTTACTTTATCACATCCTTCGTGTTCACATCGTCTATCTTTCACATTAACCATTCCGTCCATTTTATGAATCGCACAATACAGCCCTTTAGATGAACCGAGTAAGTTGAAAACAGGTTGTTTATCACATCCTTCGTGTTCACATCGTCTATCTTTCACATTAACCATTCCGTCCATTTTATGAATCGCACAATACAGCCCTTTAGATGAACCGAGTAAGTTGAAAACAGGTTGTTTATCACATCCTTCGTGTTCACATCGTTTATTTTTTACATCAACCATTCCATCCTTCTTGTGATCTGAACAATACAGACCTTTGGATGAACCTGGTGTGTTGAAATTCGGTCGTTTATTACATCCTTCGTGTACGCATATATACATTGATTTATTTTATGATGGTGTATGTATGATATATTATTCAATTTTTTTATTAAATACTAATCATAATCTTTAAACCTGATTAACAATTAAAACAAATTATTAACTAATTTAAAATAAGGTCATGTATGATAATTATATTTTATCAATTTTTCTTGACAATTTTTCTTGAAATTTTATTTTTTATTTTTATTATTTCTATATCTGAAAAAAAATTAAGAGAGAAATAGAAAGGGAAGAGAGCGTTATCAGAGAAAGAAAGAAATGATGAAAAAGGAGAAGAAAGATACTTAAGATGGTATGAAAATAAATAAATATTCAGAAGAGGGTAATGTACTCTCACAAAAAGAAAAAGTCATAATTCAATATTAATAAAAGAAAAACATTATTATTTAGTTTGAGGTTTAAAGAAACCCTAAATTGTTAAATATATATATAATTTCAACGATAATTATTGAAACATATTTAATATTAAAGCATGGGTTCTGTTGATAATCACGAAATAAGTTTAAATGATGTCTTTGACAACATATATTCCAGCCAACATTGGTATGGTGGAGGAAGCGGTGAAGGAAGCACTATAGAATTCAATAAAAATGATTATATACCATATTTACGTAATTACATTGATATTTATAATATTAAAAATGTGGTAGATATTGGCAGTGGAGATGGCCAATGTTTGGATGCTATTTATAATGATAAACCCATTCAATATTTTGGATACGACTGTTCAAAATCAATTATTACCGAAACAAAAAAGAAATATGAAAATGATAAATTTCATTTTGAATTAATTGATGGTGATGCTATTTGTTTATACATTCGCAAAGAGGTTGATTTAATCATTATTAAAGATGTATTACAACATTGGTCTACTCCAAGAATCGTATCATTCTTAAAAGAATTAGTCAACAATATATCTTTCAAAAAATGTTTATTGATCAACGATATCACTCGTTCAAATACGATAGATATTGAAGATGGAAAATGGAGATGTATTAATTGGAATAGTCCATGTTTTAATCAATTTGAATGTAAAACAGAATTAATTTATGGTAACAAATTATTAAAACAAGTAGTTGAGTTTCAGGGTATAAAAGCATGAGCTCTTCTCTTCCACACAGCCATGTACGCCGTCGCATCCTGCTCCTGCTCCTCCTCGAAAAAACGAGTTGCTACGCAAAGAGTATATTGGAGTTCTATTTTTTTGTTTTTTTTTACAATTAACATATTTAATTGGAGTATGCGAGACCACCCATACCGCTCATGATACGGAGCACATTGTAGTTGGTGGCGAAAATCTTGACAGATTTAGTGTCAGTGCCAGATGTATCTATGCCTGTAAGTTTGAGGGTAGCAGTGTCAATACGAGACATGTTACATGTACCAGAGGGTTGATGCTCCTCGGGCTTAAGAGCGAAGGAGTACACATTGATAGGAGACTGGGTTGGTACACGCTCGTGATGTTGATAGGGTTGTACAAGCTGATAATACATGGGCTTTCTCTCGGACATACGCTCGTGGCTGTTGAGGGTGATTTGTGCCTTTGTGTAGGTACTTGTGTAATCACCCACTTTACCAGTAAGACCCGTCTCAACCCAAACGAGCTCTTTCACCGGATGGTTAAAGTTCATCTTGATGCTTTGAGAGGGAGCCTCGTCACCGGTGAATTGGAGCTGTTCAATGAGATACTCATGCGATACCTGGGCGAAACGACGACGCTCGTCAGTGTCAAGGTAGACATAGTCCACATATAAAGAGCCGTTCAAGGAACCATTGCTGTCTACAGCAAGAATTCGTGGTATAGGATCGCCATCTCCATCGGTCATTTCGGGTTGTGTATGGGCAATATCCGCAAGAGAAGCGAATTCCAAATTCACTTTGACCTCGTGGTATTGAAGGGCGATGAGAGGGAGGGCAAGACCTGGGTTACGACAGAACCAGAACTGAAGCGGGACATATACCACACGATCGTTTCTTTCGTCACCATCAATATCATTAGAATGAGGAAATGTAATCTTATTGTCCGCATCCATATTAGCACCTTCTACCATATTCTTGTAACCAGCCCAATGTCCAGCGGTCTGGGATAGTTCGTTCCAGATCTGGAGCCAATCACCGTAGTGCTTGTCAATTCGCTGACCACCGATCTCAATCTCAACGGACTTGACGAGCTTGTGACCCACCCATGCATCGTATACCGAGTCGGTGTTAAGTTTGGGAAGATCGATCTCTAACCACATACGGTTGATAAGATCACCATTGCGAGAGATAGTAGCGGTAACTTTACGGTTGAAACCAACAGTACCATTGATAGTTTGGGCAATAGACTCCATGGAGAAGTTAGTGTGACGACGGTAAACCACTTTGAAAAAGGTGATTTGAGGGTTTCCGGACAAATAGATGTCCTGGGCACCGTAAGCGACAAGTTGCATTAAGCCTCCACCACCCATTTTTGTATTATTATTATATTAAGATTTTTTTTTCATATTTTCAGTCTATTTTTCGTGTATTTTAAAAATAGTATTTTAACAGTCATCTCATACGGTATAATGTTTTGTTGTATCATATTCCTAAAATATAAATTTATAATCTGTTTCGATCTTTCTTACAATGCGTATCTTTTCTATTCCTTTATTGCATTTATGAATTAAATGTTTTGTTTTTACATTTAATTTTTATAAAAAATATTTTTTTTTTTTGATAATTAACATATTTTACAAAACGATGTTAATAATTTTTACGAAACGATGTTAATACATTTAATTGGAGTATGCGAGACCACCCATACCGCTCATGATACGGAGCACATTGTAGTTGGTGGCGAAAATCTTGACAGATTTAGTGGCGGATGTATCTATGCCTAGAAGTTTAAGGGTAGCAGTGTCAATACGAGACATGTTACAGGTACCAGAGGGTTGATGCTCCTCGGGCTTAAGAGCGAAGGAGTACACATTGATAGGAGAAACGGTTGGTACACGCTCGTGATGTTGATAGGGTTGTACAAGCTGATAATACATGGGCTTCCTCTCGGACATACGATCGTGGCTGTTGAGGGTGATTTGTGCCTTTGTGTAGGTGCTTGAGTATGAGTCATCCGAGGAATCAACCTCGACCCACACGAGCTCTTTTACGGGATGGTTGAAGTTCATCTTGATGCTTTGAGAGGGAGCCTCGTCACCGGTGAATTGGAGCTGTTCGATGAGATACTCATGTGATACCTGGGCGAAACGACGACGCTCGTCAGTGTCGAGGTAGACATAGTCCACATAGAGGGACCCATTGAGTTCACCACCAGCAACAGTAGCAACAGGGGTACCTTCAGTGGTCTCAGTAGTTATTTCAGAAAGAGAAGCGAATTCCACATTCACCTTGACCTCGTGGTATTGAAGGGCGATGAGAGGGAGAGCAAGACCTGGGTTGCGACAGAACCAGAACTGAAGGGGAATATACACGGTACGAGCATCTGCACTAAGAGCGCTGTCAGATTTTAAAAGAGTACCGTCAGCTTTTACACCGTTAACCATGGCTTCATAACCAGACCAATGCCCGGCGGTCTGGGAGAGCTCGTTCCAGATATGGAGCCAATCACCGTAGTGCTTGTCAATGCGCTGACCACCGATCTCAATCTCAACGGACTTGATGAGCTTGTGACCCACCCATTTTTTATATGTACCACCGGTAAGGGTAGGAAGGTCTACATCTAACCACATACGGTTGATAAGATCACCATTACGAGAGATGGTAGCGGTCACTTTACGGTTGAAACCAACAGTGCCGTTTATAGTTTGAGCAATAGACTCCATGGAGAAGTTAGTGTGGCGACGATAGACCACTTTGAAAAAGGTAATTTGAGGGTTTCCGGACAAATAGATGTCCTGGGCACCGTAAGCGACAAGTTGCATTAAGCCTCCACCACCCATTTTTGTATTATTATTATATTTATATGTAAGAAAAAAAATTTAAACAAAAAACAAATTAAAAACACAACAAAATATTATTATAACAACACTATATTTTCAATGAAAATAAAACAACGAAATAATCCCAAAAGACATTGTAACTACCAAATATCTAATACCACATTAGA